TATACAGGAAGAATACACGATGTTGTAGGATTCGACTTCATTGAGACTGAAGTTCACTATGAAAACTACGCGGAAGCAGAAGCTTTAATACATGCAAGAGATTTTAAAGATGTAGAACTTATGCAAAGTACAGGACTTAAAGACAAAAACAACAACGAAATATATGCGGGAGATATAGTTGAGTTTGAAGATGAAATATTAGAGATGCCAGACGATGAATCTGTAATAGGAACAATTAATAGAGCAGTAATATCTATTGATGTTGTAAATGGTATTCAATTAAAAGATTTTATGTTTGAGGGCGCAGTCTCCGAAAATGATTACTTTGAGTATATAGACATAAAATCCTTCCTTAGATATGACTGTGAGGTTAAAGGCAACATATTTGAATCATCACATTTATTGGAGGTAACAGAATGAACTATGAAACAGGGGTCCAACTAGGTGTAATGGACGCTAGGTTGAAGAAGATGAGAAAACAACGTGATGAGTACAAGAAGCAACGAGATGAGCTTATTGGGGATATAGCTAAGTTAAGAGAGCGTAACGAAGAGCTGGAGAACATGTGGCGCACAGTCAAAAATGAATTGCTTGGAAGATACGAACATTGCTGTTTTAAAATTAGAGAACTACACCCTGAGAGCAAAGCGAACAGGATAGGAGCTCTCTATATAGGAGGTAAAAGCACTGCAGATATTATACTGTCGCGAATGGAAGAACTAGACGGAACAAATGAGTTCTACGAATTTTTAGGGCAAATGGAGGATGACACAAATGAATAACCGCGAACAAATCGAACAATCAGTTATCAGTGCTAGCGCGTATAACGGCAATGACACAGAGGGATTGCTAAAAGAGATTGAAGACGTGTATAAGAAAGCGCAAGCGTTTGATGAAATTCGCGAAGCTATTAATGCGCAATGGGTTGAGTATCCAGAAGACTGGGCGTCAGAGGTTTTGAGAGAAGTAAGAGAGCTTGAATATGAGGAGGAACAGGAAAATGAAAATTAATGAATCTTTGAAGAAATTAAAAGAAAAAGGATACAAAGAAAATGAAGATAAAGCTATTTTTAATTTAGCTGATGGTACGCTAGAAATTTACATCGACCATGACGAAAAAACAATAATTACAGAATTCCATGATTTAAAGGTATTCGTGTCAGAAGATTTAAAAGATAAAAGTATGGAGAGCGTTATGTATGAATTGGCTGGAATTGATGAGGAGGACAAGGAAAATGACTAACATCCTACAAGTAAAGCTATTATCAGAAAACGCTAGAATGCCAGAACGAAATCATAAGACGGATGCAGGTTATGACATATTCTCAGCTGAAACTGTCGTACTTGAGCCACAAGAAAAGGCAGTGATCAAAACAGATGTAGCTGTAAGCATACCAGAGGGCTATGTCGGACTATTAACTAGCCGTAGTGGTGTAAGTAGTAAAACGCATTTAGTGATTGAAACAGGCAAGATAGACGCGGGATATCACGGCAATTTAGGGATTAATATCAAGAATGATAATGAAACGTTAGAGAGTGAGGATATGAGTAACTTTGGTCGGAGTCCTGCTGGGATAGATGGAAAGTATGCCCGACTACCTGTAACAGATAAAATTTTATGTATGAATGGTAGTTATGTCATAAACAAAGGCGACAAACTAGCTCAATTGGTTATTGTGCCTATATGGACACCTGAACTAAAGCAAGTGGAGGAATTCGAGAGTGTTTCAGAACGTGGAGCAAAAGGCTTCGGAAGTAGCGGAGTGTAAAGACATATTAGATCGAGTCAAGGAGGTTTTGGGGAAGTGAGCGACATGTTAGAAATATTTTTAATAGGGTTTGGCGTTTATCTCTTTTATCGCATAGCAATTATTTTTCTTAAGAGTAAAAAGACTATACACACAAACATATATGAAATGTTAATGCTTGCTACTATCTTTATGATATCTACATTTGCTTATAAACATCAAAAGACGCATATCTTAATAGCATTTTTAGTAATGTTTTTTATGAGTAAGCTCAAACAAGTTCAAGGGAGCTATGAGGAATGACACAATACTTAGTCACAACATTCAAAGATTCAACAGGACGTAAACATACACACATAACTAAAGCTAAGAGTAATCAAAGGTTTACAGTTGTTGAGGCAGAGAGTAAAGAAGAAGCGAAAGAGAAGTATGAGTCACAAAATACACCTATTGTTTACTACACTAATAATTCTAAAGTGACCTTATTCGAAAGACCTAGTGAAGAAGTATTAGGTTCTTTGTTCGAAAAGAAATAAAATCATTAAAGAGGGGAGATAATAATGTTTAATACACCTAAAATGAAATTACCAGAAAAGCACACCGAGGTATTTAAGACGTATAAAAATGGAACGCCAGAAGAAAAAGCTGAGATTGAAGGCTGTTTTATTAAAACTGTTAAAGATGAAGATAGTGAATTTTACAGCCCTATGTTAGCCAGTCTAAATGAACAACAGTTAAAGAGTATGTTGAGACAGGTACTTTTTTTGATTGATACAGGAGATGACAATGATGATTAAACAAATATTAAGACTAATATTCTTACTAGCAATGTATGAGCTAGGTAAGTATGTAACGGAGCAAGTATATATTATGATGACGGCTAATGATGATGTAGAGGCGCCGAGCGACTTCCCAAAGTTGAGCGATCAGTATGATTTGATGAGAGCGGAGGTGTCAGAGTAGATGTATAGCAAAGAGTCAATTGTTAATATGATAGGCACACATAAAATGAAGTGTAATGTGTTAGCTGATGTAATACCGGAATATGATAGCAATTCAATCGCACAGTATGGTATACAAGCGACGTTACCGAAACCACAAGGGGAAAATTCAAGCAAAGTTGAAGATGTTGTTGTGAGGCTTGAAAGAGCAAATAAAAGGTATGCGCAGATGTTAAAAGAAGTTGAGTTTATAAATCAATCACAACAGAGATTAGGACACGTTGACTTTTGCTTCTTAGAGTTGTTGAAGAAAGGTTATAACAGAGATGCAATTATCAAGAAGATGCCTAACTCTAAATTGAACAGAAACAACTTCTTAGCGCGCCGTGATGAGTTAGCAGAAAAGATTTATCTACTACAGTGACGAAAATGACAAAAATGACAGAAATGACGAAAATGACACTATTTTTAAACTGTGAATTAATTTTATATAATTGATTTGTAAGAATTATCTTAAGACGTGGGGTAATAGCCACATTAGATGTTCTCATCGATGTGATTGAGAAGTGACAAACATGTAAAGTTGATATGTTACGCTATTAATCACTTACTGCCTGCCTATATGGTGGGTAGTTTAATTCTTGCAATTTGAGTCATAACTATTTTCCTCCTTTCACATTTATTGAACGTAGCTCCTGCACAAGATGTAGGGGCATTTTTGTATTTAAAATAACTAGAGTAATTAACGTAAAGGCGTGTGATACAGTGAAAACAATTGATTAAATTAACACCGAAGCAAGAAAAGTTTGTATTAGGACTCATCGAGGGCAAGAGCCAACGGAAAGCATATATTGACGCAGGGTATTCGACTAAAGGTAAAAGTGATAATTATATAGATAGCCGAGCTTTTGAGTTGAGTAAGAATAGTGCGATTTTAGATAGGTATGAAGAATTGCGTCAAGAAGCAGCTGAACAATCAAAATGGACACGCCAAAAGGCTTTTGAAGAATATGAGTGGCTAAAGAATGTAGCTAAGAATGACATTGAAATAGAGGGAGTGAAGAAAGCGACAGCTGATGCATTCCTCGCTAGTTTAGATGGTATGAATAGAATGACGTTAGGTAACGAAGTTTTAGCTAACAAGAAAATAGAAACTGAGATTAAGATGCTTGAGAAGAAGATTGAACAAATAGATAAAGGTGACAGTAGCACAGAAGATAAAATCAAACAACTTCACGACGCAATAACGGAAGTGATCGTCAATGAATAAACTTAAATCTTTATATACGGACAAACAAATTGAAATATTGAAGCAAACGCAAAAACAAGATTGGTTTATGTTAATTAATCACGGAGCTAAGCGTACAGGTAAAACAATATTAAATAATGACTTATTTTTACGTGAGTTAATGCGCGTGCGAAAGATAGCAGACGAAGAAGGAATTGAGACACCTCAATATATACTTGCTGGTGCAACATTAGGTACGATTCAAAAAAACGTACTAATAGAGTTAACTAACAAATATGGCATTGAGTTTAATTTTGATAAATACAATTCATTCATGTTATTTGGCGTTCAAGTGGTTCAGACAGGTCACAGTAAAGTAAGTGGTATAGGAGCTATACGTGGTATGACATCGTTTGGTGCATATATCAACGAAGCGTCGTTAGCGCATGAAGAAGTGTTTGACGAGATTAAGTCACGTTGTAGTGGAACTGGTGCAAGAATATTGGTAGATACCAACCCTGACCATCCCGAGCATTGGTTGTTGAAAGATTATATTGAAAATACAGATCCTAAAGCAGGTATACTGAGTCACCAATTTAAGCTCGATGACAATAACTTTCTTAATGATAGATATAAAGAGTCTATTAAGGCTTCAACACCATCAGGTATGTTCTATGAACGTAATATCAACGGTATGTGGGTGTCTGGTGACGGTGTAGTATATGCCGACTTTGATTTGAATGAGAATACGATTAAAGCAGATGAAATGGACGACATACCTATCAAAGAATACTTTGCTGGTGTCGACTGGGGTTACGAGCACTATGGATCTATTGTGTTAATAGGACGAGGTATAGATGGTAACTTTTATTTTATTGAGGAGCACGCACACCAATTTAAGTTTATTGATGATTGGGTGGTTATTGCAAAAGATATTGTAAGTAGATATGGCAATATTAATTTTTACTGCGATACTGCACGACCTGAATACATCACTGAATTTAGAAGACATAGATTACGTGCAATTAACGCTGATAAAAGTAAACTATCGGGTGTAGAGGAAGTTGCTAAGTTGTTCAAACAAAACAAGTTACTTGTTCTTTATGATAATATGGATAGGTTTAAGCAAGAGGTATTTAAATATGTTTGGCACCCTACAAACGGAGAGCCTATAAAAGAATTTGATGACGTGTTGGACTCGTTAAGATATGCCATATACACACATACTAAACCTGAACGATTAAGGAGGGGGAAATGACATTGTATAAGTTAATAGATGATATTGAAGCACAAGGAATATTGCCTAAGCATATTGAGGCTCTAATAGAGTCACATAAAGACGATAGAGAGAGAATGGTTAATCTCTATAATAGATACAAGACACATATTGACTATGTACCAATATTCAAACGTCGACCAATTGAAGAAAAAGAAGATTTTGAAACTGGTGGAAATGTAAGGCGATTAGACGTGTCTGTTAATAACAAACTTAACAACTCTTTTGACAGCGAAATTGTTGATACACGTGTTGGTTATTTACATGGTGTTCCTGTTACTTATGATTTAGATGAAAACGCAGAAAAAAACGAAAAGTTGAAAAAGTTTATAACCAACTTTGCCATTAGAAATAGTGTTGATGATGAGGATTCTGAAATAGGTAAAATGGCAGCAATTTGCGGATATGGTGCTAGGTTAGCATATATTGATACGAATGGTGATATTAGGATTAAGAATATAGATCCCTATAATGTTATTTTTGTTGGCGACAATATTTTAGAACCTACATACTCATTGCGCTACTTTTATGAAAAAGATGATGATAATGGCACTGATTATGTGTACGCAGAGTTTTACGATAATGCTTATTATTATGTATTTCGAGGAGAAGGTATTGACGCTTTGCAAGAAGTTGGACGATATGAACATTTATTTGATTACAATCCATTGTTTGGTGTACCTAACAACAAAGAGATGATAGGAGATGCTGAAAAGGTTATTCACTTAATTGACGCATATGATTTAACAATGAGCGATGCATCAAGTGAGATTAGTCAGACACGTTTAGCATACCTTGTGTTACGCGGTATGGGTATGAGTGAAGAAATGATTCAAGAAACACAAAAGAGTGGCGCATTTGAGTTGTTCGACAAAGATATGGACGTTAAATACTTAACAAAAGATGTAAATGACACAATGATTGAGAACCATTTAGATCGAATCGAAAAGAATATCATGCGTTTTGCAAAGTCAGTAAACTTTAATTCTGACGAGTTTAATGGAAATGTACCTATCATTGGAATGAAACTTAAGCTTATGGCTTTAGAGAACAAGTGTATGACGTTTGAGCGTAAGATGACAGCTATGTTGAGGTATCAATTCAAAGTTATTTTATCTGCATTAAAGCGTAAAGGGTACAACTTAAATGATGATAGTTATTTAAATCTGATATTTAAGTTCACTCGAAACATTCCAGTTAATAAGTTAGAAGAATCACAAGTGCTAATTAACCTTAAGGGGCAAGTTTCAGAACGAACAAGGTTGGGACAATCACAACTAGTTGATGATGTTGATTACGAATTAGACGAAATGGAAAAAGAAAGTCTTGAATTTAATGACAAATTACCTGACATATATGAAGGTGACGCAAATGACAAATCCCAAAATAACCAATCAGAATGATATTGATGAGTATATCGAGGGTTTAATCTCTAAAGCAGAAAAACCAATAGAACAACTATTTGCTAATCGACTTAAAGAGATAAAACAAATCATCGCAGATATGTTTGAAAAGTATCAAAGTGATGATGTGTATGTTACATGGACTGAATTCAATAAATACAACAGGCTCAATAAGGAGTTAACTCGTATAGGTACAATGTTGACTGATGACTATAGGCAAGTAGCTAAGATGATTCAGAAGTCACAGGAAGATGCTTATATCGAAAAGTTCCTTATGAGCCTTTATTTATATGAAATGGCGAGTCAAACATCTATGCAGTTTGATGTTCCGAGTAAAGAGATAATCAAATCAGCTATTGAACAACCTATTGAGTTCATTCGTTTAATGCCAACACTACAAAAACATCGTGATGAAGTATTGAAAAAGATACGTATGCACATTACACAAGGCATTATGAGCGGGGAGGGGTACTCTAAGATAGCTAAAGAAATACGTGATGATATCGGCATGTCTAAAGCTCAATCATTGCGTGTGGCTCGCACAGAAGCAGGCAGAGCAATGTCACAAGCTGGACTTGATAGTGCAATGGTTGCTAAAGATAACGGTTTGAAGATGAAGAAACGTTGGCATGCTACCAAAGATACACGTACACGCGATACTCATCGCCATTTAGACGGTGAATCTGTAGAAATAGACCAAAACTTTCAATCAAGTGGGTGCGTTGGACAAGCACCAAAGCTATTTATCGGTGTAAACAGTGCGAAAGAAAATATCAACTGTCGTTGTAAATTACTCTATTACATTGATAAAGATGAATTACCCACTGTGATGAGAGTGCGTAATGATGATGGTGAAAATGAAGTTATACCATTCATGACTTATCGTGAGTGGGAGAAATATAAGCGAAAAGGTGGTAATTGATATGGATTTTAAAATAAAAGTAAATGTTGATACTGGCGAAGCTATAGAAAAGTTAGAACGCATTAAATCCTTGTACGAAGAGATAATAGAGTTACAAAACGAAAAAGTTGTTGTAAACGTAACAGTTAAAAATGAAGCTGATTTAGATATGGTTAAAACATCTATTAGCGAAGAAAATGCTAAAAATAATGATTTCACACTTTTTTAGTTGTCTCTTTGCTACTCGACCTTAGCATGTCGTTAAACTGCTTTTTATTATGCACTTTTCGGACTGTTAGGGTACGCGAAGGGCAAAAAGGAGTTTTGATATATGAATATCGAAGAAGTTAAGTCTTTTTTTGAAGAACACAAAGACGATAAAGAAGTAAAAGATTATCTGAAGGGACTTAAGACGGTGTCTGTTGATGACGTTAAAGGCTTTTTAGATACAGAAGAAGGTAAACGATTCATTCAACCTGAATTAGATCGTTATCATTCGAAAGGATTAGAATCATGGAAAGAGAAAAATCTTGAGGATCTAATCGAACAAGAAGTACGGAAGCGTAATCCTGAGCAATCAGAAGAACAAAAACGTATTAGTGCTCTTGAACAAGAGTTAGAAAAACGCGACGCAGAGGCAAAACGTGAGAAGTTAAGAAGTAACGCGCTAGGTAAAGCGCAGGAACTAAATTTACCAACATCCTTAGTTGATAGATTTTTAGGCGATTCTGATGAAGATACTGAGCAAAACTTAAAAGCTTTAAAAGAAACCTTTGACAAGTATGTTCAAAAAGGCGTTGAGTCTAAATTTAAATCGAGTGGAAGAGATGTTAAAGAATCACGAAATCAAGATTTAGACCCTTCAAATGTAAAGTCCATTGAAGAAATGGCGAAAGAAATCAATATTAGAAAATAAAGTGAGGTAATAAAATATGGCAACTCCAACATACACGCCAGGCAATGTTATTTTATCGGATTTTAAAAACGGCGTTATTCCAGCAGAACAAGGTACTTTAATCATGAAAGACATTATGGCTAATTCAGCAATTATGAAATTAGCTAAAAATGAGCCAATGACAGCACAAAAGAAAAAATTTACTTACTTAGCAAAAGGTGTAGGCGCCTACTGGGTATCAGAAACGGAACGTATTCAAACTTCTAAGCCTGAATATGCACAAGCAGAAATGGAAGCTAAGAAAATTGGTGTAATTATTCCGTTATCAAAAGAGTTTCTTAAATGGACTGCAAAAGATTTCTTTAATGAGGTTAAACCTCTAATTGCAGAGGCATTTTACAAAGCGTTTGACCAAGCTGTTATCTTTGGTACTAAATCACCTTACAACACTTCAACTAGTGGTAAACCGCTTGTTGAAGGCGCAGAAGAGAAAGGTAACGTTGTTACAGATACTAATAATTTATACGTAGACCTTTCGGCATTAATGGCTACTATTGAAGATGAAGAGTTAGATCCAAACGGAGTATTAACTACACGTTCATTCAGAAGTAAAATGCGTAATGCTTTAGATGCTAATGACAGACCATTATTTGATGCTAACGGGAACGAGATTATGGGATTACCACTATCTTATACTGGAGCGGATGTATACGACAAAAAGAAATCGTTAGCACTAATGGGTGATTGGGATTACGCACGTTACGGTATCTTACAAGGTATTGAGTATGCAATTTCTGAAGATGCCACGTTAACGACGTTACAAGCATCAGATGCTTCTGGCCAACCAGTATCATTATTTGAACGTGATATGTTCGCTTTACGTGCGACGATGCATATTGCATACATGAACGTTAAACCAGAAGCGTTCGCAACGCTTAAACCAACTGAATAGGAGGAGATATGATGGCTAATCCTGCAGAAGAGATTAAGGTAAAAAAAGACAATATGACTATTACTGTTACAAAGAAGGCATTTGACTCTTATTACAGTCTTGTCGGTTACAAAGAGGTTAAATCGCGTCGTACTACGTCTGATAAGAGCGAGTGATAAAAATGACTCTTTATGAAGATGTTAAACTTTTACTCAAGAAAAATGGAGTGGAAGTTAAAAGTGATGAAGAAGAAATATTTAAGATGGAAGTTGACGGAATACTAGAAGATGTTAGGGATATAACAAACAATGATTTTATGAAAGATGGTCAAGTCATTTATCCTTACTCAATCAAAAAGTATGTCGCAGATGTCCTAGAGTATTATCAACGACCTGAAGTTAAAAAGAATTTAAAGTCAAGAAGTATGGGGACAGTGTCGTACACTTATAACGATGGTGTCCCTGATTACATTAGTGGAGTATTAAACAGGTATAAACGAGCAAAGTTTCATCCGTTTAAACCAATAAGGTAGAGGTGTTGTTTGTGTTTAACCCATACGACGAATTCCCTCACACTATTTCTATTGGAAGTATCAAAAAAGTAGGAGAGTATCCAATTATACAAGAGCGCTTTGTAAGCGATAAAACAATTAAAGGATTTATGGATACGCCTACTACATCTGAACAACTAAAATTTCATCAAATGTCACAAGAATATGACAGAAACCTATATGTACCTTATGACTTGCCAATATCTAAAAACAATTTATTTGAGTATGAGGGTAGAATCTTTAGTATTGAAGGTGATTCTGTAGATCAGGGCGGACAACATGAAATTAAGTTACTACGACTTAAGCAGGTGCCATATGGCAAAAGTTAAGTACGGTGCTGATAGCATGGTTGTTGAATTGGATAAGTTCGATAAGAAAATAGAAGAGTGGGTTAAAAAAGGTATTGCTAAAACAACGACGAAGATTTACAACACTGCTGTAGCATTAGCTCCTGTTGACTTAGGTTTTTTAGAAGAAAGTATTGACTTTAAATATTTCGATGGTGGGTTATCCAGTGTTATAAGTGTCGGCGCAGATTATGCAATATACGTTGAATACGGTACTGGTATATATGCTACTGGTCCTGGTGGTAGTCGTGCTACAAAGATTCCGTGGAGTTTTAAAGGTGATGACGGCGAATGGTACACAACATATGGTCAAGAGCCACAGCCGTTTTGGAATCCTGCAATTGACGCAGGACGCAAGACATTCGAGCAGTATTTTTCATAGAGGTGGTAAAATATGTGGGTATCAGTTGAACCTGAACTTACAAATCAAATATATAAAAGATTAATCTCAGACCCTAACATTAACAAACTAGTTGATGATAGGGTTTTTGACGTTGTTCAAGATGACGCTGTTTACCCATATATTGTTGTGGGTGAATCAAACGTCACTAACAACGAATCTAGCGCAACAATGAGAGAAACAGTCGGTATTGTCATACATGTGTATTCACAGTTCGCTACACAATACGAGGCTAAGCTCATTTTAAGCGCGATAGGTTATGTGCTTAACAGACCTATAGAAATAGATAATTACGAGTTTCAATTTAGCCGTATCGATAGTCAAGCAGTATTCCCTGATATAGACAGGTTTACTAAGCATGGCACGATACGGCTTTTATTTAAGTACAGACATAAAAAGAAAAACGAAGGAGTGTATTAAATGGCGCAAAAAAACTATTTAGCAGTTGTACGTCCAGCTGAAACTGACTTAGATCCAGTAGAATCTTTATTATTAGCTGACTTACAAGAAGGTGGACATACGATTGAAAATGATTTAGCTGAAATAGTACGAGGCGGTAAAACGGACTATTCTCCCAATGCAATGTCAGAATCATTTAAATTAACAATTGGTAATGTGCCTGGAGATAAAGGAATTGAAGCAGTGAAACACGCTGTACAAACAGGTGGACAGTTGCGTATATGGCTTTATGAGCGTAATAAACGTGCAGACGGTAAACATCACGGAATGTTTGGTTATGTTGTTCCAGAATCATTTGAAATGTCATTTGATGATGAAAGTGACAAAATCGAACTATCATTAAAAGTTAAATGGAATACAGCAGAAGGTGCTGAAGATAACTTGCCGAAAGAGTGGTTTGAAGCTGCAGGTGCGCCTACAGTTGAATACGAAAAATTCGGCGAAAAAGTCGGAACATTCGAGAATCAAAAGAAAGCTAGTGTTGTATCTGATTCACGCACGGAAGACCATTCTATGTAAACTAATAGATCAAGGGGGCGTAAGCTCCCTATTTTTTTATAAAAAAATTGAAAAGAGGTATATATTTTGACTGAATTTAATCCAATTACAACATTAAAAATTAATGACGGAGAAAAAGATTACGAAGTAGAAGCAAAAGTAACATTTGCATTTGACCGAAAAGCTGAAAAATTCTCAGAAGATAGCGAAGATGGGAGAAAAGGAGCAATGCCAGGATTCAATGTTATTTTTAACGGTTTGCTAGAATCTAGAAACAAAGCGATTTTACAATTTTGGGAATGTGCTACTGCTTATTTAAAAAACCCACCAACTCGAGAACAATTAGAAAAAGCGATTGATGATTTCATCACTGAAAACGAGGATACTTTGCCGTTATTACAAGGGGCTTTGGACAAACTTAACAATAGTGGTTTTTTCAAGAGGGAGAGTCGCTCGTACTGGATGACATTGAACAAAGCACCGAATATGGCCAAAAGCGAGGACAAAGAAATGACGAAAGCAGGCATAGAAATGATGAAAGAGAATTACAAGGAAATCATGGGCGCAGAACCTTACACGATTACTCAAAAATAAGGCAACTGACAGCTAGATATTTAGGATATATCCCTGAACATGAATTGTTAGCACTAACACCTGCTGAATGGCGTGATTGGCTTATTGGTGGTCAGGATAGGTACCTAGATCAAAGACAATTATTAATTGAACAAGCGCAAGCTAACGGCTTAGTACAAGCTTCTAAGAGGCTAACTAGTATGATTCGTGACATTGAGAAACAACGTTACGAAATAAGGGAGCCTGGTAGCTATGCTCGTGTACAAAAAGCTAGATTAGAAGAAGAAAAAAGAAGACGTGAACTCTTCAAAGAAGGTACAAGAAAATTCCTTGAATCGAAAGGAGGTTAGCCTTTGGATACTCATTTTATGGCAAAGATTATGGCCAATATTAGAGATTTTCAAAGCAATGTAAGGAAAGCTCAACGATTAGCAAAGACGGCTGTACCAAACGAAATTGAAACAGATGTAAAAGCAGATATTTCAAGATTCCAAAGAGCTTTACAACGCGCTAAAGCTATGGCGCAAAAATGGCGTGAACATAACGTTAAAATAGATGGTAATAATTCACCGTTAAAACGTGCAATTGCTAGTGCAAAAACGATGTTGGCCACGTTACACAACAAAACAATAAAAGTTAATTTCGATACGAGAGGTATGACAAAAACCCAAATTTTAACTAAGGCACTGAATCAGTCCTTAACTGATTATAGTGAGAAAATGGACGCGCTAGCTACTAAAATTCGTACATTTGGTACAATTTTTGCACAACAAGTTAAAGGCTTAATGATTGCTAGTATACAAGCATTGATACCAGTGATTGCCGGGTTAGTACCTGCAATAATGGCAGTACTTAATGCGGTTGGTGTATTAGGGGGTGGCGTTTTAGGTTTAGTTGGCGCATTCTCTGTCGCAGGTCTTGGAGTTGTTGGTTTTGGTGCAATGGCTATTAGCGCTCTTAAAATGGTTGAAGATGGAACATTGGCAGTAACAAAAGAAGTTCAAAACTTTAGAGATGCGAGCGATCAATTAAAAACTACATGGCGTGATATTGTTAAAGAGAATCAAGCAAGTATCTTTAATGCGATGTCAGCAGGTATCAGAGGCGTTACAAGTGCGATGTCTCAATTAAAACCATTCTTATCCGAAGTATCTATGCTGGTTGAAGCAAACACACGCAAGTTTGAGGATTGGGTTAAACATTCTGAAACAGCTAAGAAAGCATTTGAAGCATTGAATAGCATAGGTGGCGCAATCTTCGGAGATTTATTGAACGCTGCAGGACGATTTGGCGACGGATTAATTAACATTTTCACTCAATTAATGCCGTTGTTCAAATTTGCGTCTCAAGGACTACAGAACATGTCTATAGCTTTCCAAAATTGGGCTAATAGTGTGGCTGGTCAGAATGCTATTAAAGCGTTTATTGACTACACTACCACTAACTTACCTAAGATTGGTCAGATATTTGGCAATGTGTTCGCTGGTATTGGTAATTTAATGATTGCTTTTGCTCAAAACAGTTCTAACATTTTTGACTGGTTAGTTAAATTAACTTCTCAATTTAGAGCATGGTCAGAACAAGTAGGACAATCACAAGGATTTAAAGACTTTATCAGTTACGTTCAAGAGAATGGTCCTACTATTATGCAGTTAATCGGTAATATCGTAAAAGCGTTAGTGGCATTTGGTACTGCAATGGCTCCTATAGCTAGTAAATTACTAGATTTCATTACTAATTTAGCTGGATTTATCGCCAAACTATTCGAAGCACACCCAGCAGTCGCTCAAATTATCGGTGTTATCGGTATTTTAGGTGGCGTATTTTGGGCTTTAATGGCTCCGATCGCAGCTGTTAGCAGTGTGTTAAGTAATGTGTTTAGTATGACTTTATTGAATGTTGTCAAAAGAATACTGGATTTAACTAGAATAACTGGGGTGGTAAGTAAAGCGTTCGGTTTATTGACTGGTGCTTTCACAAGTATTTCTTGGCCAATATTAGCAGTAGTTGCAGTCATTGGTGTATTCATTGGTATTCTTGTTTATTTATGGAAAACAAACGAGAATTTCAGAAAAACAATAACAGAAGCTTGGAACGGTATTAAAACAGCAGTTTCCGGTGCGATTCAAGGTGTAGTAGATTGGTTAACTCAATTGTGGGGCAAAATTCAATCAACATTACAGCCAATCATGCCTATATTACAAGTATTAGGACAAGTATTCATGCAAGTTTTAGGTGTTTTGGTAATAGGCATTATTACAAATGTTATGAATATCATACAAGGTTTATGGACGTTAATTACAATTGCGTTCCAAGCCATAGGAACAGTGATATCAGTAGCAGTCCAAATCATAGTAGGCTTGCTTACTGCTTTAATACAGTTTCTTACTGGCGACTTCTCGGGTGCTTTGGAGACAATTAAAACTACGATTTCCAATGTACTTGATACCATTTGGCAATACATGCAATCAGTTTGGAATTCGATTATCGGCTTTTTAACTGGTGTCATGGATAGAACATTATCAATGTTTGGCACAAGTTGGTCGCAGATATGGAGTACAATCACTAATTTTGTTAGCAGTATTTGGAACACTGTTACAAGTTGGTTCAGTCGTGTTGCTTGGAGTGTGGCTGAAAAAATGGGACAAGCATTAAACTTTATTATCACAAAAGGTTCTGAATGGGTTTCTAACATTTGGAATACAGTTACAAGTTTCGCGAGTAAAGTAGCTGATGGGTTTAAAAGAGTTGTCTCAAATGTAGGTGACGGTATGAGTGATGCACTTGGTAAGATTAAAAGTTTCTTCAGTGATTTCTTAAATGCCGGAGCGGAATTAATCGGCAAAGTAGCTGAGGGTGTAGCCAATGCTGCGCACAAAGTAGTCAGCGCGGTAGGCGATGCGATTTCATCAGCTTGGGACTCTGTAACTTCATTCGTAAGTGGACACGGTGGAGGTAGTAGCTTAGGTAAAGGTTTAGCGGTATCACAAGCAAAAGTAATTGCTACAGACTTTGGCAGTGCTTTTAATAAAGAGCTATCCTCTACTTTGACAGATAGTATAGTAAATCCTGTAAGTACTTCTATAGACAGACACATGACTAGCGATGTTCAACATAGCTTAAAAGAAAATAATAGACCTATTGTGAATGTAACGATTAGAAATGAGGGCGACCTTGATTTAATTAAATCACGCATTGATGACATGAACGCTATAGACGGAAGTTTCAACTTATTATAAGGGAGGTTTGTTAGTTGATAGCGCACGATATAGAAGTAATAAGGAATGGTTCACAGTATCGCGTCAGTGACAATCCTTTCACTTATAATCACTTGGAAGTAGTTGAATATAACGTTACAGGCGCAGGATATCATCGTAACTATTCTGATATAGAGGGTATTGATGGTAGATTTCATAATTACGCTAAAGAAGAACTTAAAAAAGTAGAGCTTAAGATAAGGTATAAAGTACCTAAAATTGCTTATGCTTCACATTTAAAGTCAGACGTCCAAGCACTATTTGCTGGACGTTTTTATTTAAGGGAATTAGCTACACCAGACAATTCAATTAAGTATGAGCATATATTAGATATACCAAAAGACAAACAAGCATTTGAGCTTGATTATGTTGATGGACGACAACTTTTTGTAGGACTAGTAAGTGAAGTTTCTTTTGACACAACACAAACATCAGGGGAATTTTCTTTGTCGTTTGAAACAACCGAACTACCATACTTTGAAAGTGTCGGTTATAGTACTGATCTTGAAAGTAATAACGACCCTGAAAAATGGTCGGTACCTGATAGATTGCCTACAAACGAAGGTGATAAGAGGCGTCAAATGACATTTTACAACACTAACTCAGGAGAAGTTTATTATAACGGTGATGTTCCTTTAACACAGTTTAATCAGTTTAATGTTGTTGAAATAGAGTTAGCTGAAGATGTTAAAGCTAATGATAAGGATGGATTCACTTTCTATACAGATAAAGGAAATATCTCAGTTATTAAGGAAGTTGATTTAAAAGCCGGAGATAAAATAATCTTCGACGGTAAACATACCTATAGAGGTTATTTAAATATAGATTCTTTTAATAAAACTTTAGAACAACCGGTTTTATATCCAGGCTGGAATCGATTCAAGTCTAATAAAGTAATGAAACAAATTACATTTAGACACAAATTATATTTTAGATAAGGAGTAGCCTATGCCAATTTTATTAAAAAGTCTACAGGGTGTAGGGCACGCTATTAATGTTAGTACAAAGGTAAGTAAAAAGCTAAATGAAGATAGTTCTTTGGATCTAACTATTATCGAGAACGCGAGTACGTTTGACGCAATAGGTGCTATAACTAAAATGTGGACGATCACTCATGTTGAAGGTGAAGATGATTTCAACGAATATGTAATTGTCATACTTGATAAGTCTACTATTGGCGAAAAAATAAGGCTTGATATCAAAGCTAGGCAAAAAGAACTTGATGACCTTAACAATTCTAGGATTTACCAAGAGTATAACGAAAGTTTTACAGGTGTTGAGTTCTTCAATACTGTCTTTAAAGGAACGGGTTATAAGTATGTATTACATCCAAAAGTAGATGCATCTAAATTCGAGGGATTAGGCAAAGGAGATACACGATTAGAAATCTTTAAAAAAGGACTTGAGCGTTATCATCTCGAATATGAATACGATGCAAAGACTAAAACGTTTCATTTGTATGATGAATTATCTAAGTTTGCCAATTATTACATTAAAGCTGGTATGAATGCTGATAACGTCAAAATACAAGAAGATGCATCTAAATGTTATACCTTTATTAAAGGTTATGGTGATTTTGATGGACAACAGACTTTTGCAGAAGCGGGACTACAAATTGAATTCACTCATCCATTAGCACAATTGATAGGTAAAAGAGAAGCGCCACCGCTTGTTGATGGACGTATTAAAAAGGAAGATAGTTTAAAAAAAGCAATGGAGTTATTGATAAAGAAAAGTGTCACTGCTTCTATTTCCTTAGACTTTGTAGCGTTACGTGAACATTTCCCAGAAGCTAACCCTAAAATAGGTGATGTTGTTAGAGTGGTGGATTCTGCCATAGGATATAACGACTTAGTGAGAATAGTCGAAATCACTACACATAGAGATGCGTACAATAATATCACTAAGCAAGATGTAGTATTAGGAGACTTTACAAGGCGTAATCGTTATAACAAAGCAGTTCATGATGCTGCAAATTATGTTAAAAGCGTAAAATCTACAAAATCCGACCCATCTAAAGAACTAAAAGCATTAAACGCAAAAGTTAACGCAAGTTTATCTATAAATAATGAATTGGTTAAGCAGAATGAAAAAATAAACGCTAAAGTCGATAAGATGAATACTAAAACAGTTACAACTGCTAATGGTACGATCATGTACGACTTTACTAGTCAATCAAGTATAAGAAACATCAAATCAATTGGAACGATTGGCGACTCTGTAGCTAGAGGGTCGCACGCAAAAACTAATTTCACAGAAATGTTAGGCAAGAAATTGAAAGCTAAAACGACTAATCTTGCACGAGGTGGCGCAACAATGGCAACAGTTCCAATAGGTAAAGAAGCGGTAGAAAACAGCATTTATAGACAAGCAGAGCAAATAAGAGGAGACCTAATCATATTACAAGGCACTGATGATGACTGGTTACACGGTTATTGGGCAGGCGTACCGATAGGCACTGATAAAACGGATACAAAAACGTTTTACGGTGCCTTTTGTTCTGCAATTGAAGTTATTAGAAAGAATAATCCAGATTCAAAAATACTAGTGATGACAGCTACAAGGCAATGCCCAATGAGTGGCACAACGATACGCCGTAAAGACACGGACAAAAACAAACTAGGGTTAACACTTGAGGACTATGTAAACGCTCAAATATTAGCTTGTAGTGAGTTAGATGTGCCAGTGTTTGACGCATATCACACAGATTACTTTAAGCCATACAATCCAGCTTTTAGGAAAGCGAGCATGGAGGACGGCTTACACCCTAACGAAAAAGGTCACGAGGTTATTATGTACGAGTTAATCAAGGATTATTACAGTTTTTACGACTAAAGGAGGCAACCAATGGCTTACGGATTAATTACAAGTTTACATTCAATGACAGGTCGGAAAATAGTTGCTCAACATGAGTATAACTATCGCTTGTTAGATGAAGGTATGAGCAAACTTGAGAAAATGTTTATATACCATCAAAAAGAAGAAATATACGCACACTCAGCGAAACAAATTAAATACTTGAATGACAGTGTTGAAGATTATTTAACGTATTTAAATGGCCGTTTTAGCAATATGATTCTAGGCCATAACGGCGACGGTATCAATGAAGTAAAAGACGCGCGTATTGATAATACAGGTTATGGTCATAAGACATTGCAAGATCGTTTGTATCATGATTATTCAACACTAGATGCTTTCACTAAAAAGGTTGAGAAAGCTGTAGATGAACACTATAAAGAATATCAAGCGACAGAATACCGATTTGAACCAAAAGAGCAAGAACCGGAATTCATCACAGATTTATCGCCATATACTAACGCAGTAATGCAATCATTTTGGGTAGACCCTAGAACAAAAATTATTTACATGACACAAGCGCGTCCAGGCAATCATTACATGTTATCTAGATTGAAGCCTAACGGACAATTTATTGATAGATTGCTTGTTAAAAATGGCGGTCACGGTACACACAATGCGTATAGATACATTGATGGAGAATTATGGATTTATTCAGCTGTATTGGACAGTAACAAAAACAACAAGTTTGTACGCTTTAAATATAGAAGTGGAGAAATGACGTATGGCAACGAAATGCAAGACGTCATGCCAAACGTATTTAACGATAGATATACGTCGGCAATTTATAATCCTATAGAAAACTTAATGATTTTTAGACGTGAATATAAAGCTTCTGAAAGACAAGCTAAGAATTCGTTGAACTTTGTTGAGGTTAGAAGTGCTGACGATATTGATAAAGGTATAGACAAAGTATTGTATCAAATGGATATACCTATGGAATACACTTCAGATACACAACCTATGCAAGGTATCACTTATGATGCAGGTATCTTATATTGGTATACAGGTGATTCGAATACAGCCAACCCTAACTACTTACAAGGTTTCGATATAAAAACAAAAGAATTGTTATTTAAACGACGTATCGATATTGGTGGTGTGAATAATAACTTTAAAGGAGACTTCCAAGAAGCTGAGGGTCTAGATATGTATTACGATCTAGAAACAGGACGCAAAGCGCTTTTAATAGGGGTAACTATTGGACCTGGTAACAACAGACATCACTCAATTTATTCCATCGGCCAAAGAGGTGTTAACCAATTCTTAAAAAACATTGCACCTCAAGTATCGATGACTGATTCAGGCGGACGTGTTAAACCGTTACCAATACAAAACCCAGCATATCTAAGTGATATTACGGAAGTTGGTCATTACTATATCTATACGCAAGACACACAAAATGCGTTAGATTTCCCGTTACCGAAAGCGTTTAGAGATGCAGGTTGGTTCTTTGATGTACTGCCTGGTCATTATAATGGTGCGTTAAGACAAGTACTAACTAGAAACAGCACAGGTAGAAATATGCTCAAATTTGAACGTGTTATCGACATCTTTAACAAGAAAAACAACGGTTCATGGAATTTTAACCCACAAAGTGCTGGTTATTGGGAACATATCCCTAAGAGCATCACGAAATTGTCTGATTTAAAAATTGTTGGTTTAGACTTCTATATCACCACTGAAGAATCAAAACGTTTTTCTGACTTCCCTAAAGATTACAAAGGTATTGCAGGCTGGGTGTTAGAAGTAAAATCAAATACACCGGGTAACACAACACAAGTGCTAAGACGTAATAACTTTGCTTCTGCTCACCAGTTTTTCGTTAGAAACTTTGGTACTGGTGGTAATAGTGGTTGGAGCATAATAGAAGGTAAGGAGGTTGAATAATGGTAGTAGATAATTTTTCGAAAGATGATAACTTAATCGAGTTACAAACAACATCACAATATAATCCGGTTATTGACACAAACATCAGTTTCTATGAATCAGATAGAGGAACTGGTGTTTTAAATTTTGCAGTAACTAAGAATAATAAGCCGTTATCAATCAGCAAACATAATGCGATGACTAGTATTGTGCTTAAGACGGATAACTTCGACGATGAACACGGCGCTTATATTAGTGATGAACTTACAATTGTTGATGCAATTAACGGACGAATGCAATACGTTATCCCAAATGAGTTCTTAAAATACACTGGACGCGTACATGCGCAAGCATATTTTACTCAAAACGGTAGCAATAACGTAATTGTAGAGCGTCAATTTAACTTCAATATCCAGAATGATCTAATTAGTAATTTTGACGGTAAAACAAAGCTAGTTTATATCAAATCAATTCAGGACTTAACAGAAAGTGTTAAAGAAGAAGTTGAGGACTTAAAGAAAAGTTTGAGTGATACAAAATCGTTGGTTACTGAAATTGATAGTCGTATTAATCAAGGTATTCAAAGATTAGAAATCAAACAAAATGAAGCGGTACAGATGATTACAACAACACAAGACAAAGCCGTTCAATATATAAATAGCGAGTTCCAGAAAAATGTTGATAAAGAGCAAGCGATTTTTGAACGTGTTAACGAAGTTGAACAACAAATCAATGGCGCTGACCTTGTTAAAGGTAATTCAACAACAAATTGGCAAAAGTCTAAACTTACTGATGATTACGGTAAAGCAATCGAATCATCTGAACAGTCAATAGAAGCTGTTTTAAGACACGCTAACTCATCTATGATTATTCATATTACTAATGCAAAAGATGCGCCAGAAAAGGCGGATATAGGCACGTTAGAGAAGCCCGGACAAGATGGTGTTGATGACGGTTCTTCGTTCGATGAATCAACTTATACATCAAGCAAATCTGGTGTGTTAGTTGTTTATGTTGTTGATAATAATACTGCTCGTGCAACATGGTACCCAGATGATTCAAACGATGAGTACACAAAATACAAAATCTACGGCACGTGGTACCCGTTTTATAAAAAGAATGATGGAAACTTAACTAAGCAATTTGTTGAAGAAATATCTAACAACACACTGAATCAAGCTAAACAGTATGTAGATGGTAAGTTACAAAGTATAAGTTGGCAACAACATAAGTTAACAGAACATAACGGTCAATCAATCCAAAAGAACTTATATAACGCCAAAGGTAATTTAGAAGCATTGGGCGCTGGGAATTATTACGTAACAAGTGTGCCTGATTTACCAGGTATTGTTGAAAGTTACGAAGGCTACTTATCAGTATTTGTTAAAGATGATGCAAATAAGTTATTCAACTTCACACCTTTAAACTCTAAAAAAGTTTATACACGATCAATCACCAATGGTCGATTAGATTCACAATGGGCTACACCTAACGAACATAAAACAGCCGTGTTATTCGACGGTGCTGCAAACGGTGTAGGAACAAGGATTAATTTAACCGAAGCTTATACAAATTATGCAATTCTATTCATAAGCGGTACTTATCCAGGTGGTGTTATTGAAGCATTCAGTTTAACCTCTATACCAAATGCGATTCAATTAAGTAAAACAAATGTAGTTGACTCAGACGGTAACGGTGGTGGTAGTTATGAATGCTTAATAACTAAAGAAAGTGGTACGACGTTAAAAATCGATAACGATGTGTACCTTGATTTAGGCAGTAAAACAGGTTCTGGTGCTAATGCAAACAGAGTTACGATAAATAAAATTGTGGGGTGGAAATAATGAAAATCACAGTAAACGATAAAAACGAAGTTATCGGATACGTTAATACTGGCGGTTTACGCAATAGTTTAGATGTAGACGATAACAATGTGCCTATCAAATTCAAAGAAGAGTTCGAACCTAGAAAGTTCGTTTTCACTAACGGCGAAATTAAATACAATAGCAATTTCGAAAAAGAAGACGTACCGAATGCATCAAACCAACAAAGTGAATCAGATTTGAGTGATGAAGAACTTCGCGGAATGGTTGCAAGTATGCAAATGCAGGTGACGCAAGTAAACATTTTGGCGATGGAATTAAAGCAACAAAACGCTATGTTAACACAACAGTTGACTGAACTAAAAGCTGGTAAAACAAATACAGAGGAGGACGTTTAAATGGAGAAAATTAAGATGATTTATCCAACTTTCAAGGACATTAAAACTTTTTATGTGTGGGGTTGCTATAAAAATGAGCAAATTAAGTGGTACGTAGACATGGGTGTAATCGACAAAGAAGAATATGCATTGATCACTGGTGAAAAATATCCAGAGGCAAAAGATGAAAAGTCACAGGTGTAATGCTTGAGGCTTTTTAATTTAACACAAAGTAGGTGGCGTAATGTTTGGATTTACCAAACGGCACGAACATGAATGGCGAATTAGAAGATTAGAAGAGAATGATAAAACAATGCTTAGCACTCTCAATGAGATTAAATTAGGTCAAAAAACTCAAGAGCAAGTTAACATTAAATTAGATAAAACTTTAGATGCTATCCAGAGGGAAAGACAGATAGACGAAAAAAATAAGAAAGAAAACGACAAAAATATACGCGATATGAAAATGTGGATTCTCGGTTTGATAGGGACTATCTTCAGTACGATTGTCATAGCTTTACTAAGAACTATTTTTGGTATTTAAAGGAGGTGATTACCATGCTTAAAGGGATTTTAGGATATAGCTTCTGGGCGTGCTTCTGGTTTGGTAAATGTAAATAACAGTTAAGAGTCAGTGCTTCGGCACTGGCTTTTTATTTTGATTGAAATGAGGTGCATACATGGGATTACCTAACCCAAAGACTAGAAAGCCTACAGCTAGTGAAGTGGTGGAGTGGGCAAAGTCGAATATTGGTAAGAGGATTAATATAGATAATTATCGGGGCAGTCAATGTTGGGATACACCTAACTTTATTTTTAAAAGATATTGGGGTTTTGTAACATGGGGCAATGCTAAGGATATGGCTAATTACAGATATCCTAAGGGTTTCCGATTCTATCGTTATTCATCTGGATTTGTACCGGAACCTGGAGACATCGCAGTTTGGCACCCTGGCAACGGAATAGGTTCGGACGGACACACCGCAATAGTAGTAGGACCATCTAATAAAAGTTATTTTTATAGCGTTGACCAAAACTGGGTTAATTCTAATAGTTGGACAGGTTCTCCGGGAAGTTTAGTAAGACACCCTTATGTAAGTGTTACAGGCTTTGTCAGACCTCCATATTCAAAAGATACTAGCAAACCTAGTAGTACTGATACAAGTTCAGCATCAAAAGCCAATGACTCAACAATTACTGGCGAAGCGAAGAAACCGCAATTTAAAGAAGTTAAAACAGTAAAATACACTGCTTACAGCAATGTTTTAGATAAAGAAGAGCATTTCATTGATCATATAGTTGTAATGGGTGATGAACGCTCAGATATTCAAGGATTATATATAAAAGAATCAATGCATATGCGTTCTGTAGACGAACTGTATACGCAAAGAAATAAGTTTATAAGCGATTATGAAATACCGCATTTATATGTCGATAGAGAGGCTACATGGCTTGCTAGACCAACCAATTTTGATGACCCGCGTCACCCTAATTGGCTAGTTATTGAAGTATGTGGTGGTCAAACAGATAGCAAGCGTCAATTCTTAATGAACCAAATACAAGCTTTAATACGGGGTGTATGGTTGTTGTCAGGAACAGATAAAGAATTATCTGAAACGACGTTAAAGGTAGACCCTAATATTTGGCGTAGTATGAAAGATTTAATTAATTACGACTTGATTAAGCAAGGTATACCGGATGACGCAAAGTATGAGCAAGTCAAAAAGAAAATGCTTGAGACGTACATCAAACGAGATATATTGAAACGAGAAAATATTAAAGAAGTAACTACACAAACAACAATAAGAATTAGTGATAAAACATCGGTTGACAGTGCGTCAACAAGAGGACCCACTGCATCAGACGAAAAACCAAGCATCGTTACTGAAAAAAGTCCGTTCACGTTCCAGCAAGCACTGGATAGACAAATGTCTAGGGGTAACCCGAAAAAATCTCATACATGGGGCTGGGCTAATGCAACACGAGCACAAACGAGCTCAGCAATGAATGTTAAGCGAATATGGGAAAGTAACACACAATGCTATCAAATGCTTAATTTAGGCAAGTATCAAGGCGTTTCAGTTAGTGCGCTTAATAAGATACTCAAAGGGAAAGGAACGCTAGACGGACAAGGCAAAGCATTTGCAGAAGCCTGTAAGAAAAACAACATTAACGAAATCTATTTGATCGCGCACGCTTTCTTAGAAAGTGGATACGGAACAAGTAACTTCGCTAGTGGTAGATACGGTGCATATAATTACTTCGGTATTGGTGCATTCGACAACGACCTTGATTATGCAATGAAATTTGCTAAGAATAAAGGTTGGACAACTCCAGCAAAAGCAATCATGGGCGGTGCTAGCTTCGTAAGAAAGGATTACATCAACAAAGGGCAGAATACACTGTACAGAATCAGATGGAATCCTAAGAATCCAGCTACGCACCAATACGCTACTGCTATAGAGTGGTGCCAACATCAAGCTAGTACAATCGCTAAGCTATATAAACAAATCGGCTTAAAAGGTATCTACTTTATAAGAGATAAATATAAATAAAGAGGTGTATAAATGTACAAAATAAAAGATGTTGAAACGAGAATAAAAAATGATGGTGTTGACTTAGGTGACATTGGCTGTCGATTTTACACTGAAGATGAAAATACAGCATCTATAAGAATAGGTATCAATGACAAACAAGGTCGTATCGATCTAAAAGCACATGGCTTAACACCTAGATTGCATTTGTTTATGGAAGATGGCTCTATATTCAAAAATGAACCTCTTATTATCGACGATGTTGTAAAAGGGTTCCTTACCTACAATATACCTAAAAAGGTTATCAAACACGCTGGTTATGTTCGTTGTAAGCTGTTTTTAGAGAAAGAAGAAGAAAAAATACATGTCGCGAACTTTTCTTTCAATATCGTTGATAGTGGTATTGAATCTGCTGTAGCAAAAGAAATCGATGTTAAATTGGTAGATGATGCTATTACGAGAATTTTAAAAGATAACGCGACAGATTTATTGAGCAAAGACTTTAAAGAGAAAATAGATAAAGATGTCATTTCTTACATCGAAAAGAATGAAAGTAGATTTAAAGGTGCGAAAGGTGATAAAGGCGAACCGGGACAACCTGGTGCGAAAGGTGATACAGGTAAAAAGGGAGAACAAGGCACACCCGGTAAAAACGGTACTGTAGTATCAATCAATCCTGACACTAAAATGTGGCAAATTGATGGTAAAGATACAGATATCAAAGCAGAACCTGAGTTATTGGACAAAATCAATATCGCAAATGTTGAAGGGTTAGAAAATAAATTGCAAGAAGTTAAAAAAATCAAAGATACAACTCTCAACGACTCTAAAACGTATACGGATTCAAAAATTGCTGAACTAGTTGATAGCGCGCCTGAATCTATGAATACATTAAGAGAATTAGCAGAAGCAATACAAAATAACTCTATTTCAGAAAGTGTATTGCAACAGATTGGCTCAAAAGTTAGTACAGAAGATTTTGAGGAATTCAAACAAACACTAAATGATTTATATGCTCCAAAAAATCATAATCATGACGAGCGGTATGTTTTGTCATCTCAAGCTTTTACTAAACAACAAGCGGATAATTTATATCAACTAAAAAGCGCATCTCAACCGACGGTTAAAATTTGGACAGGAACAGAAAATGAATATAACTATATATATCAAAAAGACCCTAATACACTTTACTTAATTAAGGGGTGATTTTTATGGAAGGTAATTTTAAAAATGTAAAGAAACTTATTTACGAAGGCGAAGAATATACAAAAGTATATGCTGGAAATATCCAAGTATGGAAAAAGCCTTCATCTTTTGTAATAAAACCCTTACCTAAAAATAAATATCCGGATAGCATAGAAGAATCAACAGCAAAATGGACAATAAACGGAGTTGAACCTAATAAAAGTTATCAGGTGACAATAGAAAATGTACGTAGCGGTATAATGAGGGTTTCGCAAACTAATTTAGGTTCAAGTGATTTAGGAATATCAGGAGTCAATAGCGGAGTTGCAAGTAAAAATATCAACTTTAGTAATCCTTCAGGGATGTTGTACGTCACTATAAGTGATGTTTATTCAGGATCTCCGACATTGACCATTGAATAATTTTAAACGACTAATTTTTTAGTCGTTTTTTATTTTGGATAAAAGGAGCAAACAAATGGATATCGGTACAATCGTAAGAACAATTTTATTAATAGTCGCATGGATCAATCAGTTTTTAGCAATCAAACATATTTCTCCAATCCCAGTTGACGAAGTGTTTATAAGCACAGTCGTTACTGGGATTGTTTCAATTTGGACGTGGTGGAAGAATAACAACTTTACTCACGCATCTAAGAAAGGGCAACAAAAAATTTATGAAGTAAAAGCTGGCATTCAGTCAACTGGTGGCGCACCTAAAGTGAACGGAGATGATAACAATGCCGTCGGTTAGAACATACAGTCAAGCTATTAGCTACCTTAAAAGCCTAGAGGGTAAGGCGTGGAATCCAGACAATGCATTTGGATGTCAATGCTTCGATACTGCCAACCAATATTGGCTTTACTTATTTAATCATAGGTTGAAAGGTGTGGGCGCTGCGGACATTCCTACATGGAATGATTTCACTAACGAAGCAACCGTTTACGAAAATACTGTGTCGTTTCAAGCATTGCCGGGCGACGTCGTTATTTTTAACCGTAATTATGGCGGTGGTTATGGTCATGTAGGTATTGTAATAAGCGCTACGTTAGATTCTATAACTATTTTAGAGCAGAACTGGCTAGGCGGTGCTTACTGGAGTCCACCAGAAGTTACTACAAGACGTACACACGGCTACGACTTCCCTATGTGGTTTATCCGTCCATTCTACGCAAAAGAAACGACCGCTAATAAGCTAAGAAGCGCAGTGACGCCAGTTAAACAAGATAAGTTATCAAAAGGTAAAAAAATCATGCTTGTGGCTGGTCATGGTATTGGTGCATACTCTAACGACCCAGGTGCCGTTGCGAATGGAGAAAACGAAAGAGATTTTAACCGTAAAAATATTATACCTAGAGTGAAAAAGTATCTTGAGTCAGTAGGCAACACAGTATTGTTATACGGTGGCAACTCGATGAATCAAGACTTATATCAAGATACTTTGTACGGTCAACGTGTTGGAAACTATAAAGACTATGGCATGTACTGGATTAAAAACGAAGTTAAACCGGATGCAATCATAGAGTTTCATTTAGATTCTGCTAGTCCGCAAGCAAGTGGCGGGCATGTAATCATTAGCGACCGTTTCCCAGCTGATGACATTGACAAGGCATTAAGTAGCGCATTAGATAAAACAGTAGGTAAAATAAGAAGTGTGACACCTAGAGGGGATTTATTGAACGCTAACGTGTCCGCTGACCTTAATCTTAATTATCGTTTAATCGAATTAGGCTTTATCACATCAACGAAAGATTTAAACTACATTAAAAATAATCTAGACAGCTTCACGAAGCGGATTGCTGAAGCTATTAACGGCAGACAAATTGATGCGCCAAGCAGTAAGCCAAGCGCTGACAAAATAACATGGAATTGGAAAGGCGTATTTTATCCTAATCCAGAAAAAGCTATAAGAGTCAGAAAAACAGCAGGATTAACCGGCACAGTCGTTGAAGAAGATTCATGGCTATACACAAAAGATGATTGGGTAAAATTCGACCAAGTCATTAAAAAAGATGGCTACTGGTGGATTAGATTCAAATATCAACGTGAGGGCTCTAGTACTAACGATTTCTATTGTGCAGTGTGTAGAATCACAGATAAAGAACAGAAGATTAAAAATGAAAAATATTGGGGAACGATTGAGTGGGCTTAATATGTTATAATTAACATCCACCACATCATTTGGCAGGTACTTCGGTACTTGCCTATTTTTTTATGCAAATTTTAAAAAACACTTGAATAATAAACATTTGTTTAGTATAATTATATTTGTAGGTTAGTTGATGACTTACAAATTATGTGTAAGGAGGTGAAAAGCCTCATGCTAGACATAATAAAAACACTTCTAGAACATCAAGTATTGGCAGTACTGATAATTCCAGAAGTGTTAAAACAACTTAGAGAATGGCATCTCGGCTACCTAGACCGAAAGCCAAACAACAAAGATTAACATTATGCTTGGAGCCTGACGGCTCCTCCTTACACTTATATAATATAATATTATTTGGAGGTTTTCAATTATGACAGAACAAATGTATTTATTATTGTTTTTATTAAGCCTACCATTGTTATTATTTATCGGGAGAAAAACACATTTTTATTGTTTAGATAAAAAGAATGGACGTAGATAATATGAGTGATTATAAATTAAAAATAATTGAATTGATCAAAAGTGATATAACAGGTTACCAAATTCACAAACAAACTGGCGTAGCGCAATATGTAATTTCACAATTAAGGCAAGGAAAGCGCGAAGTAGATAACTTAACTTTAAATACAACTGAAAAACTATACAGTTACGCACGACAAGTGTTATAATATAAATGTGAAATGGTCATTCTTGAAATGACTCGGTCGCTACTGGCACAGACTGTTTAAAGTGTCACCACAACATGAACTGAGAATTCATATGACGTTGCTGACGAGCGACAAAGCTCTGTGTTCCTGAATGGGAGTAGGTTTGTGTGGTGGTACATAACAAGTCGCTGAAATATTTGCGACATAATAAAACATATTATCGGTTTTATTATGTGCTGCAGGCAAACCTTAACCACCCATACTAGTTACTGGGTGGTTGTTTATATATAACGCAAGTTAACCAAAACTAACTCTATCTAATAAAAAGTATGAAAAATTTACTCATATCTATTGCGTATAAAGTTAAAAGATATTATAGTTAACTATGAAGAAAGTCAACTCTCTATTCCGTTCTTTCTTCCTAACTTGCATTCTTTCGTAGTTAGTTCGTCAAGTAACTATTAATTTAGTTATATACAATCAGGAGTGAATTGTATAGCCCGGCAGAGGCCATATATCTGACTGTTGGTCCCGCAGGAGACTTCTTCCTTGCCATCACTCATATACATAATCCCTACTTACATTAATGTTTGTAGGGATATTTTTTAAGGGGTGTACTAGGTGGGGAACACAACGTATTTAAAAATAAATAGTGAAAACGATGTTGATTTACAAGACATCTTGAATGATTTTATTAATTGCTTTTGCAAAGGTTATGTGGAAATTAAAACGAAATATAAATTGCTTCCCATCTTTAAAATAAATTTTCATAAAAATAATTTACCCCACTTATTAGGTTTGCATTACACACATAAAAAAGTGAGCGCTAAAAAGATCATTGGAAGAATAGCTGAAGGGAAAATTACACACGAATCTATAAAAAAACATTATGAATATAGTAACATTAAAGATAGGCTTATCAATTATAATTTTTTGCATAAATGCTTTATTGATAAAGAAATCAGGCTATGCGTTATAGTTCCAAAAAATTCAATTAATCCACAAAAGATTGATGTAGCTTTTATAGATGACAAGAACAGCCAAGTTATGATACTCGGGTTAAGGAAGTCTAACAATAATGATTTTTATAGTCCGGCGACTATGTACGTTCTGGGTAAAAACAGTTCATATCGAAGAATGAGAAGAACACATGTTATTAGCATAGAATGGAAAAATTAATAAATTCGCCTATCGGTGAATCAGTATAGATCGCATCTTAAATGGTGTGTTTATTTTACTCCCCCTACAACCAACAAAACCACACCACCTATTAATTTAGGAGTGTGGTTATTTTAATATATGAAGCTAAAATAACTACAAATGATACCATTTTTGATACCAAAAAATAATAACCTCAAAATTTCGAGAGAAATAACTTCATTTTAAATCGCATTAAATCAACGTTTCTATAAAAATAAGTCCTTAAAAATTAGTTTTTTCAATCGAAATGGAAGGTAGTATTGGATAGCTTTAAACCGCGTTGTTAAGCCATTCTTGACTTCCGAAAATGGCTATTGATACCATTTTGATACTGAATATAACAAAAAGCCACATTACTGTGGCTTTTTTTGTTTTATAACTAAATCGGATTGATAGATAAGCTTTGTACTTATTTATATCAGTTCGATTTTTTGATTGGTGTAAAAAATAATCATTGATGGTGGATAAAGCGACAACACAAATACAACATGATTGTGGCATTAGAGTGCTGGTCTTTATTAAATTAATTGAAAGCTACATCAAATATTCTTTAGATAATTCGATATTAGTTCGATTAAGATTCGTTGTATAAGTGAGTTAAAATAAGAAAACTATTAATAATATTAAGTTCACTACAGATGTTGCTAATGGACCATAAGTTTTAAAGACATCTTCACTTTTATAACCAACAATCGCATCTAAAAATTGAACTAAGATCATTGCAATGGATATAGTTATCAAAAATATAGCACTATGAATGACTAAAGAAAAAATAGCTAATAAAAATAAAGGTAAGCTTCGACTAAGTGCATAATATGCATTTATATTATGGCTAGATGCACATGCTTGAATTGAATAACCTAAACTTACACTGGCACTGATTATTGTAAATATTGCTAAAACAAAATACATGTTAATCCTTCTTTCTATATTTGGATATAAACAAGTACTTGTCTAAAGTTATTTAAAAGATAATTAGAATAAATTTATGAGAAACTGGTTGTTATCATTATAATGGTTTCAAATGATTATAACTATGTCATAAACTGAATTTGTTGAAATTTTTCATTATGCAAATTTATTAATAACAAACAGCTCGAACTATAGCATCATTTTACTAATGAATGCATTAAAGTAACTATGACTAAAAATGCATATTAATTATCATTATTAAGACTATTATATATAATGAATTTTAACTGGTTTATTAAACGAGAACGTCGGGAATTAAGTAACTACAATAAAAATAAGATATGACAATAAGGAGACTACACGCGTGATCATTGCCATAATTATATTGATATTTATTTCGTTTTTCTTTTCAGGAAGCGAGACGGCATTAACGGCTGCCAATAAAACAAAATTTAAAACTGAAGCTGACAAAGGTGATAAAAAAGCAAAAGGCATTGTAAAGTTACTTGAAAAACCAAGTGAGTTTATTACAACGATTCTAATTGGGAATAATGTCGCGAATATTTTATTACCAACACTTGTTACAATTATGGCTTTACGTTGGGGGATTAGCGTTGGTATTGCATCAGCTGTTTTAACAGTTGTTATCATTTTGATCTCCGAAGTGATTCCCAAGTCTGTCGCTGCAACATTTCCAGATAAAATAACAAGGCTTGTATATCCAATTATTAATATTTGTGTCATTGTGTTCCGTCCTATCACATTACTTTTAAATAAGTTGACGGACAGTATTAATCGAAGTTTATCTAAGGGCCAACCTCAAGAACATCAATTTTCAAAAGAAGAATTTAAAACAATGTTAGCAATTGCTGGACATGAAGGTGCTTTAAATGAAATTGAGACGAGTAGGTTGGAAGGTGTCATTAATTTTGAAAATTTAAAAGTAAAAGATGTAGATACAACACCTAGAATTAATGTGACGGCATTTGCTTCAAATGCGACATACGAAGAAGTTTATGAAACGGTTATGAATAAGCCATACACTAGATATCCAGTGTACGAGGGAGATATTGATAACATTATTGGGGTGTTTCATTCTAAATATCTGTTGGCTTGGAGTAATAAAAAAGAAAATCAAATTACAAACTATTCAGCTAAGCCATTATTTGTGAATGAACACAATAAAGCTGAATGGGTATTACGTAAGATGACTATTTCTAGAAAACATTTAGCAATTGTGTTGGACGAATTTGGTGGTACTGAAGCGATAGTGTCACATGAAGACTTAATTGAAGAATTATTAGGTATGGAAATTGAAGATGAGATGGATAAAAAGGAAAAAGAAAAACTTTCTCAACAGCAAATTCAATTTCAACAACGGAAAAATCGCAACGTATCTATATAA